GCCTCAGACTAGCTGAGGGCCCGGCAAACTAGCCGGGGGAGGTATCCTTGGATCCTCCTAGTAAATTCACCTTCAGTAACTCTGCACATTGTTCCGCTTATCACGGAACCGTCTCAGTTATGGTTCCTAACAAAATAGGAGTATAACTATGAGAGACGAGGTTGAGAGCACAAGTCAGTGCGTCTGGACACTTTCACTCGATTCGTTTTTTCGGTCTTATCCGTCAACGAACCGGTGGGATGTCAAGAAAGCACGTGCCGATATAGTTCAGGGGAATAAAGTCACCCCACTTCCATATAGCGCCTATCGCTATAGCTTCAAGCCGAAACCGGCTGATTACTATACGCAATCGGGTCTACATGTGGAAGGTCTATATGGCATGACGCAACCGTATGACTTCATGTATACGCTGTTCCAAGCTCAATCAGTGGCGCCAGGTTTAAAACTTGACCTGGAGAACCTGCTGGTTGAAGCAATTATGAACAAGCACATGGAGTACGGGGTTGCTCTTGGCGAATTAGGTGAGAGCGCAAACACCCTTGCGAATGTCATTCGCAAGATTCATGGTGTTTTCGCAATCATCCGATCCCCTGTCCGGGGGTCGGGTCGTCAAGCCCGGAAACGGGCCCAAAGGCGAAAGATCCGCGACATCAAGAATTTGACAGGGCTCTCCCCAAAGGGAGTCCTCGATAACTCGTTGTCGTGGTGGCTTCAGTACAAGTTCGCTTGGCTACCCCTCTTCTCCGATGCGTATAGCATCATGGAGGATATAAAGGGTCTTGCTGGCGAGACATTGCGTCTTGGCCATACTGAATTCGCCCAGACTACCACTTCCCTTCCAAACAAAATGCGGCCGGGTTATACCGGCAGCGTTGAGCGTACATACGGAGCAAAAGGATCAGTCACCTTTCGGGTGGATGACCCCTGGCTACGTATGCTCTCGAGACGAGGTTTAACAAACCCGCTCTCGATTGCTTGGGAGTTGTTCCCTTATTCCTTCGTTGTAGACTACTTCGTAGGAATAGGCACGTTCCTTGACGGTGTCAAGGGTGTGCAAGGACTCTCTTTTGAACATGGGTATATCACAACCTATGTCCAAGAGAAGGGAACGTTAGAAAGGTTCCTCCACTCCGATGGAGAGGGTCAACCTTTCGGATGGGAAATTGATAACTTCTCATTTGAACGTGTAGGAACGCATAGCTTCCCACGGACCCACTTACGGCTAAAAGTGCCGAACTTTAACCAGGCTCTCGTTATCGGAGCGATAGCCCTAACAAGGAGATAGGCGATGCCTGCTCTTACTATCATCACGGCAAATGACCGTGAGTCTACCCCCGTAACCCATTCCTTCTCGCCTGACGGCGAGGAAAATGGGGTCTTCCGTTTCGTCGAAACGGACGGGGTTCCAGTTGGGGACAATGTCCTCACCGTGTCCAAAAACGTTACGCCTGCGCAGAAGCGCAAGCTGCGTGTACGTCTGGCAATGCCGGTAACCGTCACTGAGACGGTAAACGGCGTCGATTCGCCGAAGATCGTGCGGACTGCGTATGCAGATTTCGCATTTACCTTCGACAAAGAGTCGACTCTCCAGGAGCGCAAGAATCTTGTCGGCCTAATGGCTGGCCTCCTTGCGTCGAGTGAGCCTTCGATGAACGAAGTTCTCACCGAACTGAAAGGGTTCTATTGATGCGCCCATCTAGCTTTCAGGCTATACGGTGGCTTTTCGACCTTCTGGGTCGTAAGTTCCACCAGGCCTTTGAACGCCGGACGGGTATCCAGATGAAAGATGTATCCATCTGGGGCACAATAGGACTTTGCTTACTCGTTGTAGTTGCACTCACCATGTCGGTGAGTGACCCGACCATCGACCTAACAAGTGTGTTAGAGTTGATAATGGGGCAACGGTAAGTCAGTCTCTCGTATAACATCCATAAGGAGTATATACTATGGAAAAGAGAAGAAAACGTCAGCCCAAAGGCGACGCCAACTTCTTGCCAGGACATATCGGAGAAGCTTTTCAGCAAGAGCTAACTACTCTTGTGGAGGGGCTTTCCCTACCTGAGTCGGATGGAACTTCCCCGGCCCTTGAACGGGCTCAGTGGAAGATTTCCTATTTGCAGAGCGAGTTTCTTTCGAAATATTGCGATGCAAATACAACTCCGGCCTCCGATCGTGCTGCAGCTGCCATTAAGAAGTGGCAAGCGTCCGAAGACACCAACCGACAAACCAACATACGTCTTTACTACGACGATGTTGACTTCGGGTATACCACCAGCGAAGCTCTGATTCAGAGAACCGCTGGGATTATCAAACAGGTCTTGGGCGGAATTCCCGCCGACCTATTTGATCGAGGCTCCCATACAAACGGGGCCTCGACTCGTGTCGGTCGCAGCTCTAAAGCTGCGCTTCAAAAGCACCTTGGTGAAGCACATGTCTCCCATTTGGCCCTACCACACTGGTGCAGGGCGACCCAAGGGTCGCTCCTTAGACATCAGATGGTAAGGTTGAGGGGGAGTTCTGAGCTTTTCACTGTTCCGAAATCTTCTGATATTGACCGTGCGGCTTGTAAAGAGCCCGAAGTCAACTTGTATCTCCAACGTTGTGTTGGGGGACATATCAGGAAGCGGTTGCGCAAATTCGGCATTAATCTGAATGACCAGACGGTCAACCAGAGGCTTGCTCGAGATGCCCTAGAGATGGGGCTTGCGACTATCGACCTATCTGCCGCCAGTGACAGCATAACCAAGCAATTGGTATTTAAGTTGTTACCTTTTGAGTGGTGGTCCCTTCTCGACGATCTACGCGTACATTACGTACAGATCGACGATACCATCGTGGAAACAGAGATGTTCTCCTCGATGGGAAACGGGTTTACGTTTGAGTTAGAGAGCCTTATCTTTTGGGCTCTAACCCGGGCTATCGCCTGGGCATCAAACGTAAAAGGTACGATATCCGTTTTCGGAGATGATATTATCGCGCCGGCTAAGTTAGGACCCCGGATCAAGCGGACCTTCGCGTACTTTGGTTTCAAAGTTAATGCGAAGAAATCCCACTGGTCAGGATACTTTCGTGAGTCGTGCGGTAAGCATTATTTTCGAGGTTTGGATGTGACTCCTTTCTATATAAGGGAGCCCGTACGTACCAAGACGGATGTAATCCGTCTCCTTAACCGTCTCCTTGATTGGGACGGCCGAGGTTGGGGTTTCTTCCTTACGGAAGAGATTGCCTTATTCCACAAGAAATGGTCTAAGGTGATCCCACAGAACCTCTATGGTGGATCCTGTACTGAGGACATATCATCCTTGGTAACAGGTGACATGCCACGGCGAAGACTCATACCGAAGAATCGTGATCTAAAGTTAAGCGATCACGAGGAAATCGGCAGATACCTGCTATGGCATACCGTACGGAACGCAGTTGGGCAACCAATCTGTGTTGAACCCGCTGAGGAAATCGGCTATAAGTTAGCTGATTCGCCTCCGTGGGCAGTGAAAGCCCCATGGACGCCATACATAATATATGGCGACTAATGGTGCTGCGCATATTCCTTAACTGGATATGCGTTCCCGTCCTCGACGGGTGGGGAGAGTCTGTACACTTTGTACAGAAAGACAGGCCGCGTCTAGGAACGATGTGAATCGTCCCGAAAACGGAGTACCTTGTACTTCGCTGACTTCAACCTCTGGGGTTTACCGCCCAGAAATTTCAGCTTTGGCTGGAAGTGTCTTCCCGGTTGGTAGCCGGGCCTCTTTTGGGGGAG